GCGGCTTCAGTTGATATTGTGGCTTTACTATCAAAGTTTCTAAACCCACCCACGTTATCTAAGTTTAATTGGTCAACGATTGCTGTTCCAGTGACATCCACGTTTCCTGTAAAATTCGCACCAGTTAGCATAGCTGCACCAGCGGCTGCTACATTGGTTGCATCGGTTACATCTGCTAGTGCTTCGATACCGTCTAGCTTTGTGCCGTCTGTAGCTACATCACGTCCATCAACAGTACCTGTTACCGTTACGTTTCCAGTTACATCGATGCCAGCAGCGAAATCCACGTTGCCTTGGAAAGCCCCACCATTAGTCGCTGAGACCATGTCAGCAGTCGTGAATGACTTGAACGCTACTACATTGATTTCATCACCGGCAGCGGCTGCTACTGCGAGTGTAATGGTCGAGCCGTCTGTGGCGGTATAATCCGTTCCATCCTCAAGAACGATACCGTTCTTTGTGACAATCAGATTGTCTACTGTGTAGCTAAGTGTATTGCTGTTGTCGTCAGAGCCACTGAAAGCAGTCTGAGATGCTGTAGCTGTGTAATGGTAGTTAATCAGAGATGCACCACCAGCGGAACTTGCGGCAACCCAAGAGCCACCATCGTAAACCCGCATCTCATTGGCTGTAGAGTTGAAGTACAAGTCGCCTTGGTCAACCGTCAGCCCTAGACCAGTAACGTGTGTTTGCGCTGCGCTGTCTGATGCGTGAGGGCCATAGTATCTGTCCTCGAAGTCGTTAAAGACCGCTGCTGCTGAAGCTGCGCTGGCTGCTGCTGACACCTGAGATGCAGAGGCTGCTGATGCGCTTGTATTGGCGGCTGACGCTGAGTTAGCTGATGCTGTGGCGTCTAAGCCAGTTTGTACCCTATCTGCTGCTGTAGCGATGGTATCGGCGGCTGTAGAAGCGGCATCAAGGCCGGTTTGCACACGGTCTGCGGCTGTGGCTGCGGCATCCGCAGATGAGGATGCGGCTGAAGCTGCTGAGTTAGTCTCAGAAGTCGCCGCTGCGTTCCGGCTGCTCAAAGCTGCTGCGGCTGAAGCACCTGATGACGTTACGTCCAATCCGGTCTGAACACGATCTGCTGCTGTCTGGACGGCATCGGCACTGGTGGCAACACGGTCTAGGCCGGTCTGAACACGATCTGCGGCTGTTTGCGTGGCATCGGCAGATGTCAAAGCGGCATTTGCAGAAGATGATGTCGCTGCTGTTTGCGAGGCTGTAGCTGAAATCGAGGCGGCTGATGCGTCTGAGTTAGCTGAAGCTGCGCTATTGGCGGCTGCGTTCTTGCTGACTAGGGCTGCTGCTGCACTTGCGGCGGCATTGGTTTCTGAGGTTTGCGCTGCGTTCTCGCTGGCTAAAGCAGCTTGTTCTGACGCTAGAGCCGCTGCGGCTGATGCACTTGCGGAGCCTTGAAGCTGGGTGCTTGTGCCTGTGTTCTTGAAGAAACTACTGTTCGCCATCGTTACCTCTAGTTCGTGTTATAAGATGATTGGAAGTCTGTGTAGGTGTAAGTTGGCTGAATAGCTTGCACACCACCATTCATCTCCTGATCATTTGACTGCTCTTGTATCTCAGAGAGGAACATTCCGTATTTCTGCTCGAACATGGGCGCACGTTCATCTAGGTAGTAATCAGCAGCATAGGTGAGACCCGCATAAATGATTAGGTCAGGTGCCACAGCAGCCAGCGTGTTCTCATCAGTGTTCAGTACCATCGGTGTGAACTCGCCGTAGTAATAGAGAACTAGGCTTCCAGAAGTAGGCTCTGGGTGAACATAGAGGTTCTGCTGCTGACGTATGAACTCTGTAGGGTTTCCGGCAATAGGGTTTGCAGCCACTGCTCTATACTTAGACATAGGGATACGCTGAAGCTCAACGTCATCGTAGTACAGTGAGATGATCTCAAGGAAATCTAGCGGCAAGGTCACTGTGGGTGTCCTAGCTGTGATTGTGTATGTTGACACGTTCTCATTGAGTGGGGTTCTAAGCTGTCTTTGAATACGGGCAATACCTTGGTCAATGAAAGTAGTCGTTAGGGTTGGAGTGATATCGTTTCTGTTGAGAAGGTTGTTAAAATGACTTTTGATATCGCCGTAGTTCATGGTTTAAACCTGCTTTTCTGTTGCCATGAAGCCGTCAAGGTTTTCTGCCTTTAGCTTCTTTATGATTTCTTTAAAAGGAACTGATCCGTCCAGTATGTCGAAACCCTCTTTCTTCCATTTCTCGACAAAGATGGTTGGGATCGAGGCGACATGCTGATAATCACCCTCGCGTCTCCCCATGCTGCTGTCGCGCTTGTCTTTTAGGTCATCGAGAAATGCTTGGCTGATGCTCTGGCTGTCTGTTCTAACTAAGTTTCCAGCCTCTTCACTGAAGTCGTTTTGCACTCCAACAAGGTCAATCTTTTTATTCATTGTTATCCCCTTGGTGTTTAGACAAAAGAAAACCCCCAGAAGCATGAGCCTCTGAGGGTTTGTGTAGGCGTGAGGGGTAGCGGTAAGGAGAGCAGAATCCGCTAGGACTCCCCTCACTCCTATCCGCTACACTTAGGTCAGTGCGTTGATCTGGCCTGATCCAAGTGGATTCTTGTGCATGAGGCCGAGTTCCCCGACAACCATGTGGGTGTCTGAGTCGCCTGTTTTTGCAAGTAATGTACGCGCAAACGGACGAAGAGACGCTGTGCGCCACATTGA